TACAAGCATGTTCAGATTCCTGAAGAACCAAATATACGAGACACAGAGACCCTTCTACGAGATGTAGGCGGGCTTTCTGCAAATCAAGCCAAAGCTATTCTTGCGAGAGGCTGGAAAGCACTTGGTGATAAAGATACGGAAGCGGACCCCGCCTCCGCGACCGAACTGGTAGACTTTATTAACAAAATAACTGAAAAATTTAAACAGGGAAATTGATATGGAAGAAACAAAAAAAGCGATAGCATCTCTTGGTAACACTTACGAAGAGTTCAAGATTGCAAACGACGAAAGGCTCAAGAAACTTGAAGCGAAAGGAACGGTTGACCCGTTATTGACAGAAAAGGTTGAGAAAATCAACGCTGATGTTACCGAGCTTTCCAAGATGAAAGCCGAACTTGACCTCCTTGCCAAAGAAGTTGCTCAGGCAAAGACTCTCCCTGGTGGGGGCGACTCCGAAGTTAACGGTGCTCGGGCCGAACACAAGGACGCTTTTGAAAAGTGGTTTCGTTCCGGTGGTGAAGCTAACCTGGCTAATGTGAAACAGCTTCAGGTAAAGGCCGGACTGTCCACTTTGTCCGATCCCGATGGCGGTTACATCATCGCCCCTCCTGAGTTCGACAAGGCTATTGACAGGGTAGCAGGTACAATCTCTGTAATGAGAAATCTTGCCACTGTCAGGGCTATCGGCGTTGACACCTATAAGAAGCTCGTAAACATGGGTGGAGCAAGTTCTGGTTGGGTGGCTGAGAGAGAGTCTCGTCCTGAGACAGCAACTCCGACTCTCAGGGAAATTGCCATCAACCAGAAAGAGCTTTACGCCGAGCCTGGTGCCACCAACGTCGCCCTTGACGATGCCTATATGGATCTTGCAAGCTGGCTGGCTGATGAGGTCTCCGTTGAGTTCTCTGAGCAGGAAGGTTCGGCCTTCGTTAACGGCGACGGCGTAGCAAAGCCCCATGGGATCGCCGGGTACACAATGGTTACAAACGCTTCTTACGAGTGGGGTAAAGTTGGTTATGTCCCCGGTGGGAACGCTACGGTACTTAACAGTCCGGACGCTCTTGTTAACCTTCAGCACGCGCTTAAACCGGTTTATCGTAACGGAGCTACTTGGCTCCTTAACGATGCTACCTGTGCAAAGATCCGTACTCTGAAGACTGGTGAGGGTGAGTACCTCTGGCAGCCAGGTCTTGTGGCTAACGCCCCTGACATGCTTTTGGGTAAACCTGTAGCCTACGATGACAACACCGCAGACATTGCCGGAAACGCTTTTCCCGTTTTCTTCGGTAACTTTAAGAGGGCGTATCTCATTCTCGACCGAACAGGCATTCGTATTCTCCGAGATCCCTATACCTCCAAGGGAAATACCCTCTTCTATACAACGAAGAGGGTCGGTGGTGGAATCGTAATGTTCGAGGCAGTTAAAGCCTTGAAGATAGCAACTACCTAAAAAACAAAGCCGGGGTAACTCCCGGCCCAAATAAAAGGAAGGAAAAATGAAAGATTTATACAACAAACTTGGGGTAGTCTCTATCCTTGATCCGATTGCTATTAGTGCAACGGCGATCAAAGAGGACATTGACCTTGCGGGGTTTAACTCAGCCTGTCTTCTTATTAACTGCGGTCTTGATGCTGGTGATGGATTGGCCGCCGGTCACAAATTCGTGTTTACTCTTCAGCACAGCTATGACGGTGATAATTACGCCAATGTTGAGACGAAGGATGTTCTTGGGGTAGAGGTTACCTCCGGCGTCGTTCTTACCATCGCCGATACCGATTCGGATAACACTCTTTACAAGATCGGTTATGTAGGCGGAAGACGCTACCTCAAACTGGTTTATACAGTCACCGGTACAGTCTCTATGCCCATGTCCATTGAACTTGTAAAAGGTAACCCTGAGTCCTCCCCGGTATAGCATAATCAGGTTTTAAGTAACTACTCGGTCCGGGGCAACCTCGGACCGGGGTAACCACTGATAAAAAAGGAAATTTCAAATGTCATACATTCCAAAAACATATAGGAAAGACGGGGGCGATACCCACGTTATCGCAGATGGGGGTAAACTCCTTATCGAAAGCGGGGGTGTACTTGAGTTCGATGGAACACAGGTTACCTCTACGCAGGTGCAGGAACTTACCGTGAGTGGAGCTATTCTCGACGGCGTTCAGTCGGTCGAGCTTAACAGTACAGCAGATGAAATTGTCGCAGCCACCCTTGCCGACGCTTCGGCCCATCAGGGTCTGTTCGTTGTCAAGAACACGAGTGCCTCTGGTACGAAAGCTCACACGGTGACCATTACCACAGGCACCTGGGACGGTACGAACAAGGTAATTACTTTGAACGCACCTAAAGAGTGTATTGCTGTATTTTTCGATAGTGCTGGTAACGGGACCCTTCTTGAAAATGTGGGTGAGGTTGCTCTATCTTAACTTAAACGGGGTCGGCTATGAGAAAATATGAAGAAATAGGCTATATGAAGACAGTTCTTGTAACTGGCCCCACAGGTACGTTTTTAAGCCTTTACGATGTTAAAGAATACCTCCGGGTTGACCACGATGCCTCTGATAGGCTTATCCAGTCTCTCATTTATGCGGCTACGGCTCAGGTGGAGAACATAACAAATAGAAAGATGGTCACTCAAACGTGGAAAGCCTACGCCGACGAATGGCCTACGGCTTTCTTCACCTTACCATATGGGAATTTACAAGCTGTTACGTCCGTGTCTTACACACTTGAAGACGGCACTGTCAACACTTTGGACATATCTCGATACATTGTAGACAGTACCTCCGACCCGGGGAGGCTATTACTGTCCCTTAACCAGGATTGGCCCACCGATACGCTGTATCCCTCTAACCCTATTGAAATTGAGTTTACTTGTGGCTACGGGTCGCACACGATACAGAATATCGAAGCGGTGTCTAATACCTCACCGATTGTGATAACTATTGAAGACCATGGGCATTCGACGGCTGACAGAGTTATCGTATCGGGTGTTACGGGCAACACTAATGCTAACGGCCCTTGGAAGATTACTAAGATATCAGATGATACTTTTAGTCTCAACGCTTCAACGGGAAACGCTGAATATGTTTCCGGGGGAACCGTGGTAAAGATAGACGTACCCGAGCCGATCATGATTGCGTCCATGGTACTGATTGGGGATATGTATGCCCATAGGGAGAGCCGTGTCATCGGCCCCAATTTCAAATACACCGAAGTCCCAGGGTATATTACTTCAATGATTCAGTCGTATCGACTGTTTAATCGAGGATAAAAATGCAACGGATAGGGAAGCTCGATCAGCCGATAACGATACAAGAACTCACGATCACCTCAGACGGGATGGGTGCGGATGTAGAGGCTTATACGACTTTGGCGAACTCACCAAAATGGGCTGAGTATATACCGGTTAGGGGCATCGAGAGGACAATGTACGGGGATAAAGTTGAGTCACGGATAGAGTTTCGACTTCGTATGAGGCGAGATCCCCGAGTAACTTCTACCTGTCGAGTCTTACATAAAACTAAAATCTACCGGATTGTCGGTAACCCAGAAGACTATCAACGGGAGGACGACATGGTCCTCCGGTGTCAAGAGGTTGTTTAATCCGTTTTGATCAGAGAAAACCCGAGGAAGGTACGTGTATGTCCGAGACGCCGATACTCGAAAAGCTGAGTAAGTTAGAAAACCGGTACACTAAGACTGAGAGTAAACTGGATAAGATAGAAAACCAGTACGCTAAGACTGAGGGTAAACTGGATAAGATAGATTCGACTATCTCCGTTATTGCTGTTCAAACAGAAAGGTTAGACGCGATGTCGGTTCAAGTGCAGGTCCTCTGGAATAAATACGACGATGCGTTCAAGCCTGACGGTGTTGTTAGCAAGATACAGAGGCACCAAGCGGGGTGCCCTAAAGACGCGGTTAAAGAATCCCTTGACAGGATGTGGGTGGTGATAGGTTTAATGGCGACAGCAGTAACCGGGTGCCTTTTAAAAGCTTTTGGGGGTTTTTAATGGTTGAAATGAAGGCTGGTGCGAGGATCTCCATTGACACGACAGGGTTTACAAAAGAACTACGTGAACACCTTAACGACCAAGCCATGAAGATTGCGGATAAGATAAAAGCAGACGCAAAAGTTACTTCGGCATTTGTTGATAAAACCGGAAGGCTGAGAAAATCCATCAAGAGGAAGAAGAGTAAGTTCATAGACGGGGGTTATATGGTTAAAGCCGGTGGTAAAGGGGCGATGCAGGCATGGTTGGTAGAGCACGGGCACGGTGGGCCAAGGCCAGCAAGACATCATCCTTTCCTTAAACCCGCACTTGATAAAAACGTATCCGAAGCCATAAGAGTTTTTAACGAAGGTATGAAATAATGCAAAATATTTTGACAGGTATATATGGACGTTATAACGCAGACGCTACGTTAAAAGATTCTCTACCTGGAAAGATGCACTTAGAGTTAGCCCCCTCTGGTGTAAAACTTGCATATGCGACCTATTTTATGGTAAGTAGTTATGTAGACTACTGGCTCGGGAACAGAAAATTTGAGGTTGCAACAATCCA